CCTGACGCGGATCGCGCGTCGCCGGGAGTGAAGGCACATGTCCCTACTGGCGGCACAGAACCCGACGTAGCTCGAACTGGCCCAGGTGCTCGGTCCGGACGACAAGGTGGCGACGATTATCGAGATTCTCAACCAGACGAACGAGATTCTCGACGACATGGTGACGATCGAAGGGAACCTCCTGACGGGTCACCAGACGACGGTGCGGACCGGCATCCCCGCGCCGACGTGGAGAAAGCTCTATGGCGGCGTGCAGCCGACCAAGAGCACGTCGGTGAAGATCACCGACGCGTGCGGCATGCTCGAGAACTATGCCGAGGTCGACAAGGCGCTGGCGGATCTGAACGGCAACACGGCGGCGTTCCGGCTCTCGGAGAACCGGCCGATCCTCGAGGGGTTCAACCAGGAGGTGGCGCAGAGCCTCTTCTACGCGAACGAGGACAACGAGCCCGAGGCGTTCACCGGGCTCGCGCCGCGGTTCAACACGACGGTCGCGGTCGAGAACGCGCAGAACATCATCAAGGCGGGCGGCGCTGGCAGCGATAACACCAGCGTCTGGCTCGTCGTCTGGGGCGAGAACACGGTCCATGCGATCTACCCGAAGGGGAGCCGCGGCGGGTTCTACATGGAGGACAAGGGCCAGCAGACGATCGAGAACGTCGACGGCAGCGGCGGCCGGATGGAAGCCTACCGGACGCACTACCGCTGGGACATCGGCCTCTCGGTGCGCGACTGGCGCTACGTCGTCCGCATCGCCAACATCGACCTGTCGGACCTGACGAAGACCGGCTCGACCGGCGCGGACCTGATCGACCTGATGACGCAGGCGCTCGAGCTGGTGCAGTCGCTCAACATGGGCAAGCCGGCGTTCTACGCGAACCGGACCGTGAAGAGCTTCCTGCGGCGGCAGATCGTGAACAAGGTGGCCGGCTCCACGCTGCAGATGGAGCAAGTGGCCGGCAAGCACGTACTCACGTTCGACGGCGTGCCGGTGCGGCGGTGCGATGCGCTCGTCAACAACGAGGCCCTCGTCCCGTAAGGGCCGCAGGAAAGGAGCAGACCCATGATTCTTGACGAGCGATGCGAATTCGCCGATGCCCTGGCGCTGGGCCTCTCGACCGGGCGCGCCAATCTCGGCGACCAGATCCCCCTCACGGTGGCGCGCAATGTCGGGTCCCCGCCGCGCCCGCTCTACTTCGTCGTCCAGGTGACCACCGCGATCACCGGGCCGACCAGCGTGGCGTTTGAACTGGTGAGCGATACCAGCAACCCGCCGCTGACCGATGGCACGGCGACGGTGCATGTCGCCTCGCGGTCGGTGCCGGTGGCGTCGCTGACGGCCGGCACGGTGGTGTGCTGCATCCCCCTGCCGGGGGAGCCGCCCGCCTACGAGACGATCCTCGGCGTGCAGCAGAACGTCACCGGGTCGGCGGTCGGTGCCGGCGCGGTCAATGCGTTCCTGACGCACGACCCGAAGCAGTGGAAGGCGTACCCGGACGCCATCTAGTCAACCCGAGTGAAGCCGGACGGGTCCAACTTGCATCCAAGTTGGATCCGCTCCCCGGCGGAGACACGTTCATGACCGACCAGTCCCTGCGCGTGCGCGCAACGAAGATGGTGTTCTACGGCGGGATGCGCATCCGCCCCGGGGTCACCTTCACGCTGACGGACCCGGCCCACTTCTCGGCGTCCTCGATGGCGCGCGTGCCGCCGGAGACGCCGGACACCTTGGCGGCGGCCGTTGAGGCCTCGACGAAACAGCGGGGCGAGGGGGGCGTCACGCTCAAGCAGAAGCGGGCCCATGTGAAGACCGCACCGGGGGTCATCGATCCGGACCCCGGCATCTGACACGACCCGTAGAGCAGGCGCGCGATGGCGAAGACGCAGATTCTCGAATACACGGTCTGGCTACGGGATGCCGCGCTCGTGGCGAGCCTCCAGGCCGAGATCGCCGACGGCCCGCCCGGCCCGGTGCTCTCGGAGGTGCTCGGTCCGACGCGACTGAT